TATCTGCCCTTTGAGCGCTTCCTGATACTGCTTGCGGTAGACCTGGTTTTGAAGCAGCTCATCACTTTGCATCAAGCGGATTTTTGCATTGATTTCATTCAGCGCTCGTTCATACAACTTCGTAAGCTTTTCAAGCACTTCTTTTTGCTTATCCAGCAGAGATGCATGGGCAAGCTTTTCTTTCTTATTCATCCGCAATCACATCCGGCTCAGTTGGTGCGTTGAAAAGCGTAGCCTGCGCAGCAGCAGGGTCAAGAATATCCGTTTCCTCCGGCAGTTTATCCTTGACTTCCTCATAGTCAAGCTCAAACTGTTCACAGAGCTTCTTTAGGATGGTTTCATGGTCAAGCTGTGTTGCCACATCAAGAATCGTATTGACTTCCGTTTGCCGGGTCTGTGCTTCAACCAAGGCAATCTGCGCAATCTCATACGCATTAGAAGGTACTTCTCTGTCATCAAAATCGAAGTGGATATCCTTTTGCGCATATGCCGTTTTGTTCTGCGCATTGATATCTTCCAAGTCGAATTCCAGCACCTTCCGCAAGAAGGATTTCAGGATAACTGCCATCTTGTTAGCCTTCAGATCAAGGCGGGCATACATGCTCTTGATTTCAATGCTCGTCTTTGCGCTGGTATCCTTCCTGCCGTCCGGGTCAAGAGCATAACCAAAGCGGTAGATGTTTTCCCGGTCAATATCCATCTTAGCCTTACGAGCTTCCACAGGAATATCAATCGTCTTGATATCCAAATCGCCGCCCTCCGGCACACCAACATGCTTCTTGGCACGAATATTCATGATGACTTCATCCAGGTTATCCCCGTCAAAGCCCTTGATAACATACAGAGAAGTGTTCGTATCCTGCAAGGTATTGGACAAATCAACGTTCATCAGGTCGTAATCGTCAATTTTATCCTTGATGAGACAAAGGTCACTGGTTTCCTTGCGGTTGTTCTTCAGTTTGATGAAAGGGATCTTCCCGAAGCCCTTTCCGCGATAAATCATGCCATCCTTCCGCTTGGTGTAAAGCGTATGGGGACGGGGATTTTCTTCCTCATCCTCATCAAGCGTGATATCCCCATCGTCAATCTGGTCATAATAAGTGACCTGCTGAGAATCCCACACCTCAATGCGCTTGATTTTGCGCTCGTTTGCGTCAACACGGTCAGTAAACCAGCGAATCAGATATTCGCAGTTATCGTCCGTCTCTTTCGCTCTGACTTCCACCACGCCAAGACCATCTGCGCACTCCCAGCGGTTCTTGTTGTCTTCATCCTTGTAGCAATAGAAGTAATCAAAGCCCTTGACACAGCAGCCAGTCACAACTTCATACAGTTCCTCAATGAACTGGTCATTATTGTTATACCGTTCGTCAAGAATCTCCTGCAATTCAGGAATATCAGACTTGATGAACCCATCCCTGCCGGAGAAAATATACTGCACACCCTGGTCTGCAATTTCCCTGAAAAACGGATGGCAAATCTTGATATTGCTGCTGAGCAAGTCATCTCGCAATCTGCCCTCGCCATCCACAAACCTGATACGCCTTTTCAGGATGTCATGTTTTCCTTCGTAGTAGTCCTGACCTTCCATTGCAGCCTGTTTGCGCTTGCTGTTTTTGTCTTTCGCAATAAATTCTTTAATCTGTTCTGGTGTCAGCATGGGGAACACCCCCTTTCATGATGCATAGGAAAGGGGAACGACCACATCAGCCGCTCCCCCGTTTTATTTCATCTTGCTTTTTTACACGCTTGCTTCCCAATACGCAGGATATTCAGCCGGACTCCACACGCACACAGTGCCTTCAGGAGCAATGCAGGTGTACAGCTTGCCATCAAACTTGACCTGATCGCCCGTGCGATACCACTTGCCCCCGATGTACTCTTCCACCGCTTCAGTCGTGTCAGAATCGGTTGCATTGTCCTTGCCTGCCTGTTCCAGCGCACGGACGCGCTCATCAAGTTCCTGAAGCTTTTCCAGCACATCCATGCTGCCGGAAGGGTTTGCCTTGTTCCGCGCCAGCGCATATAGCTGATCGCGCTCAGCGTCCGTCAGCTTGCCCTCGACATGGTAGCTGTCGATGCGCTTGAGGATGCCGTTCAGATCGTAACCGCCGCGAGTGATAACTGCCTTGAAAATCTCAAACATGGTGTACCTCCTTATGCGTTCAGCAGCGCTGCAATGCGCTGGTCAATATAAGTCTTGGTGTCAGCGATGTATTCCATCTTCATGCCTGCCCCGGCATCGTTAAAGGCTGTCGTGTTGGGATACTGTGCCGTCAGGGACGTGCTGCCAGTCAGCTCTTCAGGAGAAAGCGGGGTTTCAATCGGCGTTGCAAGCTGATAAAGCAACGAAAGCGGAGTGCCTGCGGCGTTCTGTTCTGCCAAATGCGTTTTCCACACATTGACATTTTCTGTCGTTTTAGATGGGTCGTATGCAGTAACAGATGTGCCGTTCATTTCCAATGCCACGCCATTTTTCGTGCCGTTATATGTGCTCTCTGCGTCCACAACAGCATAATGTGTACACATAGCATTGACAGCTTCTCTGTTTGCAGCAGGCTTCTTGTAATCAGCAATGACACCTACAAGACGCGCTCTGTATCCTCCTGCGGTGCTTTGCGATGCCCATGATTCGCCACCAGTAAATGCATACGAGTTTACTCGCTTCACATACACATTGCGCACAAAGTCGATTTCATCACACACCCACTGCTGACCTGTGCTGTCAATGTAGTTTCCACCGCTGCTGACAGGGAGACCCGGCAATCCGTTGGGCGTGAGTGCCGTCATGCTGCCGCCGTCCTTGTATGATTCAAAGGCTGCGTCTGTACCATCCGGACGAATCATCGGACGGAAAACAAGGTTATTGGCGGTATATCCGCTGCGGATCATGATAGCCACACTACCGCCAATTTCCGTAGCATCATTGATCGTGAAGCTTGCGCCGCTTCCTCTATCCCTGTATTTACCGCCGTCACCGCAGCGCATATCGAATGTCGTATCCGAACCGCCGCTGGGACAGCCGGAAAAAATATAGCTTCCGGGATTCAGCGTCATGCGGGGCGAAATAAACAAATTCGCGTTTCCCTGTGCAGTACCGTTTACAGTGACTGTGCCATCCTCGTTCGCTGTGAATGTCACGCCATTTACGGTTTTTGTGAACTGATTGATCGGAAGCAGATTCTTGCCGCGAACAGAAACGGTGATGCTTCCGCTATTTCCTGCATTCACCAGCTCCACCGGCGCTTCCGGCGTGGGCGTACCAACCTGCGTGGTTTTACCGTATACGCTCATACCGGACAAGGATCTTTCTGCGCTGTCAGAGACGGACACAACGCCGTCACCACTCGCATTCTGGATGATGACAGGAGCAGCAGCCCCCATCAGGTGTAGCGTGGTATTGAGGGCCGCAGAAGCAGCATCACTGGCATATTCGGTTGCAGCTTTCGTTTCTGCCGTTGCAGCTTCCATCGCTTCAATCTGGGCAAATAGCTCATCAAGAGACGGAATAGCTTCTGTCGGGTCTGCAATATCTCCCGTATGCGTAGAACGGATAAAGCCGTCAATAACTGCAATGGTGACTGTCTCACCTGTCAGAGATACTTTGACAGCCAGAGAGAACCGCCCTTCTGCGACATAGCAATGCGCAGGCAACACAACCTCTACACGATTACCAGTACATTGCCCATCAAGAAATACCGTAAATCCATCCTGCCGGACAAAATACATCGTGACAGATACCGCATTATCAAGAGCAAGAGCAACACCACCGCGATTCAGCGCAAAGCTAAAGCAATCGCCGTTATTATCTCCTTCAGCCAGCAATACGCCGCAGTCTTGACGCATTAAAGGCTTGTCCATGTCCACCGTGTAAAAGTGGTTTCTTTTAATCTCTCCCATGCTGTTATCACTCCCTTTATACTAACCAATTCGCAAGCGGCTTCGGATTCTCATATACGCCAGTCAGCGCGTCAGGCGCGTCATCATGCGCATTCTTGCCTTCTCTTTGATAGTTGCGGATAGCTGTTGCAAACTCAGGCCAGCGGTCTTCCCAATTCACAGGGAAGTATACATTCGCCATAACACTTGCAGAGTTAGACAAAATGCGCGATTCCTTGTTTTTGCTTTGCGTAAACCATTTAACATTTGTGTGCTTGTTTCCCTGCTCTTTGCATATCCTGGCAACGTTTCGCGCAAAGCCTCTACCGCCGTTATTACTCTCAATAATTGCACAGCCGATATTGTTTCTCGTCAGCATTTTAGCTGTCTCTGGCTCTGTAACTTCCATCGCGTCCTTGCTATATAGCACGTCAATGACGTAATAGCAGCCCTCATACATGCCATAACAGATGGAGCAAAGGAAGTCACTGCCTTTATCTGCTGTATCCGTATAATTGAGAAGGTATGAAAAAAGCGAGTTACCCTTGTCATCTTTGGGTATCTCGCTATATGTCTTAATACTGCTATACAAGCGGCCTTTAACGTCAATAGGCTCTTGCTGATAGTTGGCTGCGACTATGTCTTTGTTCATGTTTTTAATCTTCAAAGCATAGTCTTCTGCGCTCAATATCTCCGGGCAAAGCATACTGCCATCATCAAGAACAGCCTTGTAATTGATATGTATTACGTTAGGGAAGTTCTGCAAGACATAGCCTGCCAGGTCACCTGTAGACCAGCGCGTCATGATGAT